CGCTCGTGCCGACCGAGGTGCGGACTGACTTCCGCCGGGATTGCGTCGAGCGGCTGCGGATCTTTCTGTCGCAACTCGCCAACTTCCGGTTTGAACGGGACGTTTCGGGAGCGGAGCGGGGGGCCGAATCGCTCCCAGATCAGTCCGATCAGGAGGGAACCGGGTGAATCCACTGGATCAGACCGCCGATTTCGCCGACTGCTGGGACACATTCGAACCCATAAAACCGCTGAATTTCGCGGATTGGGCGGCCAAATACGTCGTGACGGACACGGGAAAGCCCTATGACGCTCTGTTCTATCCCCACATCACCGCCCCGGGGGGGCCGGGGGATGCGTTTGATGATCACCGGGTGCGGGTGATCGTGCTCCAATGGGGCGTGCGGCTGGGGAAAACCTTCTTCGGATCGTGCTCACTGCTCAACGCAGCCCACCAAAGCCCGTCGCCGATGATGCTGGCCAGTTCTCGGGAGAAACTTTCCATCGATGTGACGGCCCGATTGTACGAAATGGTCCGCCGCGGCCCGCTGTCGGACCTGCTGGTCCAGCCCGAGCATCTGCAGAAACGGGATCTGGTCGAGTTCCAGGCGGCTCGCTGTTACGTCGCGTGGTCCCGTTCGCCGTCCAGCCTGGCCGACAAGAACTGCCGGGTGGGCCACGCGAACGAGGTCGACAAATGGGAACAGACCGGCACCAGCACCGAGGGGGACCCGCTCGACCTGTTCCTCGACCGGTTCAACGACTTCCTGCCGTCGCGGAAGGTGGTCATCGAGGGGACCCCCTCGGTCAAACACCGTTCCCGGGTCGAGCGGTGGCGGCTCTTGGGGTCGAACTGTCGGCTGTGGGTGCCGTGCCGGCGGTGCGGGCGGTACCAGGTGCTGATCCTGGGGAATGAAAAACTCCCCCACGGGATCAAATGGGCGGCCGGGCCCGACGGGCGGACCGATCTCGACACCGCGGTGGCGACCGCCCGCTACGTCTGCGAACACTGCCACGGCGATCTCCAGTCGGAAGACCGCCCGTGGATGCTGCGGCGGGGGGTCTGGGTGCCGGAGGGGTGCGCGGTGAACGATGCGGCGGCCCTCGAGGTGGCGACCGCCGAGACCCGGCCGACCTGGACGGGCTGGTCCGAGGCGTCGTGGATCACCGGGACCCCGTTGCGGGTGGGGGAGGTCGCGTCGTACCAGCTCGCCTCGTGGTACGCGCAGGCGATCCCCGGCTGGGGCGACTTCGCCCGGCGGTTCCTGACGGTCAAATCCCGGCCGCAGTCGCTGCGGGCGTTCGTCAACCAATGGGCGGCCGAAACCTGGGAGGCCAGCGAGCGGCGGGAGACCTGGGAGAAACTCGGGCAACGGCTGATCGATCCCGACCTGGCCGAGGGGGTCGCCCCGGGGTCGTCGGTCGTGATCACCGCCGGCATCGACAAACAGGTCAGCCATTACGTCTGGCTGATCGCCGCGTGGGACCATCGCGAGCGGCCGCACGTGCTGGCCTATGGCACGTGCCAGACGCTCGACCAGCTCGACGCCGCGGTGCTCAACCGGACCATCCCCACCGCGGGGACAATTCCGCAGCGGGTGCGGCTGGCCCTGATGGACTCTGGGTTCCGGAACTCAGTGGTGTATCGCTACTGCCGGTCTCGGACCCGCCGCGCCCGGATCTACCCCTGCAAGGGAGCGAACTCGCCGCTGGGGACGTTTGTTCAAAAACGGATCCTGGGCGAAAACACCTCGAGCCCCGGGCAGAAAATCGTGCTGGTTGACACTGTCTCCACGCAGGACTGGATCGATGGAGTGATTGCCGGTGACGAGGCGGGGGGATCGACCGCGAGCCTGTTTGCCGGGTCGCTCGGTCAACACCAGGACTTCCTCGAGCAGTTGCTGAACGATGGGCCCGTGGGGTCGATCGCGAAGGACGGCAACTACCGCGAGCGGTGGGAGCGATTGGATCCGAATGTTCCGAACGACTACCGCGACGCGTGGCGGTACGCGTTTGCCGCGCTGAAACTCCTCAACCGCGGGGCTGCCATGCGTCCGCGGCCTGTGGTACACTCGGACTCTCCTACGACGCCCGACGCTGGAACCGTGCGCGTCGTCGAGCTGTAAGCGATGGCCAAACAATTGCTCCCGGACACCGCCCCGACTTCCGCCCCCCCTGCGGTGCCACCCACGCCGACCGACAGCGACGTGGGGACCAACAACCGGATGCGGCGGGCGGTCTGTCCCGTCAATCCCGAGCACGGGGGGGCAACGGTCTACAGCACCAAAGGCCGCACCCGGTGGTGCAAATGCAACACCTGCGGCAAGACGTGGAAGCAGACCGCTCCGGCCTACACGAAATCGCAGGAATGGGCGGCAGAACTCGCCGATAACCTCGAGCGGGAGGCGGGCCGCCCGTCGCAGGTGGGAACCCGCTTGGTGGTCGTGCTCGACCTGGCCTCGTGCAAAGCGATCGTCAGCCGGTTGCGCGAAATCGCCGGGGCCGAAGAGTCGGCCGCCTGAGCCGTTGTTGGATCCCTCTCCGCAGGAACGAACCGATGTCGATCACCAGACCCAACTACGTGTACGCCGCGAAACTCGAACGGGTCGTGGATGGGGACACGTATGAACTGATGGTAGACCTGGGGTGTTCCACCTGGGTGAAGATCACGGTGCGGCTGCTGGGGGTCAATTGTCCCGAGGTGCACGGGGAGACCCGCGAGGCGGGGTTGGCGGCCACCGAGGAGGCGCGGCGGTGGTTTGCGGAGCACCCCGACTTGGTGATTGAAACCCGCAAAGAACCGAAAAAACGGGTCGACGCGTTTCGCCGCTATCTGGCCTTGATCTACGGCATGAATGGACCCGAGGGGGAACAATCAAGCCTGTCGGAACATCTGCTGGCGACGCATCACGCCGGGTTGTTCCGACCCGAATAACGGCACACCGGTTGCGGGTGAAGCTCATGGCACCTGTGGCCGGGGGAGGTGTGCGGCTACTAAACGCCCCTCCCGGTGCCGTGTTGTTGTGATCAACCCAACGCCGAATAGGCGTTCAATCCGCTGAACTGGTCGTCCCAGTTCCAGAGCCCCAGCTTGCCCGGCGTCCGCCAGCCGAGCTCCTGCAGCCGGAACTGCTGCAGCGGCTCGACCAGCCAGCAGTAGGGGCCGATCTTCCACCGCTGGTGCCGCAGCTCGGTCACCTGCTCGACCGGGACGACGTCGACCAGGTTGACCAAGCCCAAAACAAACCCGGCCGGCTGCCGATCGTGGAGGTGGTACCGCTTGATTTCGTCGTCGGTCAGTTCGCGTCCGGCCGATTTCTCGATCATCGCCCGGGCGTTCCGCTCGACCCCTTGGCCAGCGTGAATCGCCAACGGCCCCCGGTAGTTCGTCGACCAGGACCGGTTTTCGATCGTCTTGATGCCCGCGACCAGCAGCGAGGCCCACGGCTGTTTGACGGTGAGCGCCCGGTAAATCATCGGCCACCCTCCCGCCCGCTGCGGTCGTACGTGCCAACCCGCGGGCGTTCCTCCATCCGGTCCAGGTCGTCCGGCGTGAACAGCCAGTCGCGACCCTTGCGGGTGCCGAGCTGGTGCAGCCTGGCCAGCCGGCGGACGGTCGGTTCCGAAATGCCGACCGCTTTCGCGGCCTCGGCGGTGGAGTACAGTTTGAGCGGGGCGGATCGTTTGCGGGGCATGATATTCCTGAACTGAACACCCCGGCAGCATTTTGCCGGGGTCAACACAATGGTTTGCCGCAATGTGCGGCGGGCGTGGGGTGTGGTCAGGCGTTGATGTTTTCACCATCGCGCAGAACGTACCATTCAACGTCTGCATGGTGCTTTTCGGCATAGGAATTTGCGGCCGCGTTGCAGTGTTCGTAAAACGTATCGATCACGTCAAACGTTCCGTCGGCTTTGCAGACCGCCAACTCGTAGTGGGGAACGGTGTGCTCGCACTCCCACAGCAGATCGTTGATCTCGCCGTCGGTCATGCCGAGATCTTTCAGCAGTTTGTAGGTCTCTTCGCTGGGCTTGGCGTTGGGCACGCCGTCGTCAATCTCGATCGGCAAATCAATTTTCTGGTCTCCCACATCAACACTGGCAGCAAAACAACCGGGGGTCACGCTGTACTGTGGCATGGCAGAATTTCCAACTTGTAAGACTTGCTGATGAGTTGCCCGCCGCGACGTGCGGCGGGCCGGCGTGTGTGAGTTCAGGCCAGCTCAACACTCTTGGGCTCAAACGTCGGCTCAACGCCGTCGCAGTCGGGGCCAAGGTATTCGCCGTCAGCTGTGAAATACGCAAACACGCTGTATCCGTCGGTATCTCGCAGGATCGTCTTGCCGTCGACCCAGCACTCCAGCACCAGCTTGGCCACGTTGTACTTGGTTCCCTTGGTCAACTTGGTCAGGGTCATGTCTCGAACTCCTCGGGCAGGGGGTGTCGTCGTTCGCGTTGTGCGTTCGACATGGTGTTATCATAAACGCTATCGATCACAATGCAACCCCACCACCACCAAATTCGTGCCGTTTTTTCGGCTCGGCGGGGGGTCGGGTGTGGATCGGAGCGACGCCGGAAGCTCCGTTCCAACGCCGAAAAATTTCCGGAATTCCGCCGGGAGCCCCCCCGGAGTGGTCGTTCCGGGGGGGCTGGTGAAGGTTCAGGCAATCGCCTGGGCGACGGGCTGGCGGTCGCGCTCGCAGCCGAACGTGCGGGCTGTCTGCTCGGGGTCGTTGTTGGCAATCCCTTGCAGGTGGAGCAGCCGAACCCGGGCGAGGGCCTGCCAGTCACATCGGCCGGTGATCCACCACTGGTCACAGGTCAGATCGTAGTTGACCATTTCGCAGGTCCGGTACTGCCCGTTGTGATAGGCGACCTGGTCGACCAACTGCGGATCGCTGTAGCCGCTGTCGATGACGATCAGTCGGGCGGTCAGATCGATAATCACCAGCCCCGAGTCGAACCGCTGAAACTTGCGGCCCCGCTGGAACCATTTGACCCACGCCGTCGAGCCCTTGGCGTAGTGTTCGCAGGCCGCGCACAGCTCGGCCAGCGTGCGGGGGGTGCGGCTGCAGGCGGCGATCAGGCGATCCCCCATGCTGCCGTGAATGTCGGTCCAGTGGTCTCCCTCGTGGTCGCGGACGCACAGGCGAATGTCGCTCATCGGAATCTCCAAACAGGGTTTGCAGCGGGGAAGAAAGGCCCCCGGGCGATGCACCCGGGGGCAGTACCAGGTGGTTACAGGCTGACAGCCAAGCCGGTCCGGTCGCTGACCAGATCGGCCAGTGTGTCGCAGTAGACGTCGTCGTAACTCTCGATGTGGGTGATCTTGGACCCGGCGATCCGCAGGAACTCGACCCGGTAGACGTCGGCCGGCGTCAGCGTGATCCGGATGCAATTGATTTTGTCCCGCACGAAACCGGGGTTGTTGGGCAGCCGGAACTGCAGCGAATTGTCGCTGTACAGGAACTGGCGGGCCCCAGTCATCACGCGGAAACGGTTGCCACCCAATTGACGCAGAATTTCGGAAGCGACGGTCATGGGAACCTCGGGAGCGGGCAGGGGGAGAAGAAAGGCCCCCGGGCGGTGCACCCGGGGGCGATTGCAAACACATCACGGCCGACAGATGCTGCCGACCGGCTCGCCGGCGTACTTGCCATTGGCCCACCGCAGTTCGACGTATTCCGACCCGTCGCTGGCAAACATTTGACAGACTCGCACCTTGCGACCGTAGCTGACACACGACCGAAGCAAAGTTTCGGTAAATCCCAGCGTGCGGCAAAACTCAATTGCTTGGGGGATTGTGTAGGTGTAGGACTTGAACATCTCGAACTCCTCGGGGCTGGTGGTTCCGACTCGCGTTGTGCGTGTCTGATGAGTACATAATAACCGCCAGCGATCACAATGCAAGGGGGGTCGAACGGAATTTTGCCCGTTTTTTCCGCCGGGGCAAGGGTCGGAACGGGAACGGATCGTCCGTGGAAGCTCCGTTCCAACGCGGAAAAATTTCCGGAATTCCGCCCGGGCGGGGTGGTTTCCGGCTGGCGGGTGGTAGTTTGCCGCTGTTTTTTGCCGGCAATGGGGGACCATATCGACTCCATGTCTGCCAGCGACCTACTGACCCAGACCGACGCGGCGATCAGCGGGCTGCTCACCAGCCTCGCGGATGCGAACTGCCAGGAGTACCGGATGCCCGACGGGCGGTCGGTGCGGCGGGCCGAGTTTGCCACGACCCTCACCAGCCTGCAGCAGTTGCGGGCGACGCTGCAGCGCGAGGTCGCCCTGCAGCAGCGGGGGGGCAAGGTGCGACTCGGGAGAATTGTGCGGCGGTGATTCTGTCCCGTTCCTGATGTGAGCCCCTTATGAAATTCTCGACGTTCCTGGCTGCGGTGCTCTGTCTGTGTCTGCTGCTGGTCGCCGGTTGGGCCGAGGCCGCCGTCACCCGCTCCCGCAGCCGCACCACCTGCAGCTCCGGCGCCTGCCAGCAGGCGAGCCCCGCGGCCCGGGTGATTCGCTCGACCCAGACCACCCGCACCACGACCACGGTCGTCCGCCGCAGCCGCTGACCGGCCGGTGCCCGACCACCTCGACGACCCCTTCCGTCCAGCCAGACCCAGCCCCGTTCCACCCGTGGCCACCGACGACGCCGCCACCCGCCAATTCCTGCGACACCTCGAGCGCCGCCACCGCGCCGCCGATCGGGCCGCAGCCGTGCGTGCGCATTCCGGGTCGCCCTGGTCGGAACCTGGCTGGCACGGAGCGGGCTACGACGCGGGCGAAATGGGCCGCCTGACCGGGGACTGGAACCCCGGCACCATCGGCCCCAACCGCCTGCACCAACTGCACGCCAGGACCATCCGCGAGCGGGTCCGCGACCTCGAGCGAAACAACCCCAAGGCGGTCAGCGCGATCAATGCGTTCCTGCGGAACGTGATCAGCCAAGGAATCACCCCGAAACCGCAGATCGCCAACGCGACTCTCCGCAGCGAGTGGGAAGACGAATGGGAGCACTGGGCGGGGGTGGTCCCCGGTTCCGACTTCCACTGCGATCTGGCCCAACGGCAGACCCTGTACGGGATCCAGACCCAGATCCTCCGCGAAATCATTGTGGCAGGCGGGGTGCTGGTCGTGTTCAACGGCAGCGAGCGGATCGGCAACGGCCGCCGCCACCCGCTGGCGATTGAGCTGGTTCCCGAGGAGCGGATCGCCGAGGAAAACGACAGTTGGACCAGTGGGGCGTGGGTGGCCCCTCGGTCGGGCAACCCGATCGTCCGGGGAGTGGAACTCGACCGCCGAACCGGCCGGCACCTGGCGTACTGGGTCAAGCCGGCGCAGGTCAACGACGTCGGCGGCGACGAAGGCCGCCCCGTGCGAATCGACGCCAGCCGCTGCCGCTATCTGTCCCTGCTGACGCTTACCGGGCAGGTCCGGGGGATCAGCCTGCTGGCTCCGATTGTGCTGTCGACGCAGCGGCTGGGGGGTTACCTCGACAGCGAGCTGGTCGCGGCCGAGATGAAGGCCCAATGGGCCTACATGGTCCAGTCGAGCGACGACGCCCCCGACTTGGTCAGCACGCTGGCCGATGATGCCTCGGTCGCCGTGGTCGATGCCGACGGGAATAAACTCGAACGGATGTCCCCGGGCTCGGTCTACTACGGCCGGCCGGGGGACAAAATCAGCGCGGTGGGGCCGAACGTCCCGCAAAGCGACTCGGTCCCGTGGATCAACCTGATTGAGCAGTCGATCGCCCAGGGGCTCGACCTGTCGGCGATCGAACTCAGCCGCGACTACAGTCGGGTCAATTTCAGTTCCGCCCGCGCCGCCATGAACCGCGACCGCAAGACGTTCCGGGCGCTGCAAACGTTTCTGATCGATCACATCCTCAACCGGGTGTGGTACGAGTGGGTCCGCGGGGCGGTGCTCGTGGGGCGGCCGGGATTCCCCGCCGCGCAGGCGTTCCTGGACGACCCCGATCAATATCTGCGGGTTCGCTGGCGAACCCCCGGATGGGACACCGTCAACCCGGTCGACGACGCCCAAGCCCAGCGGATCATGCTGCAGGACGGCACGATCACCCGCGAAGAAATCTGCGCCGCGCGTGGTGTCGACTGGGAAGAAACCCAGCGGCAATGGGAACTGGAAAACAGCGTGTTTGGCATGGCGGGAGACCCCGCCAAAAACGCCGCAATCGACCAGACCGACGACGACTCGAGCCGGGCGGATGATCCGCCCCCCGTCGAACCGCTCGAGGATCCTCCGGGAGAAGACACCTGATGGCCGCGCCCCGCAAACACCAGCTCAGGCACCTGACGTCGCTGGCCGTCGGCACCCCGTGGGCGATTCTTCCCGACCGGTTGGCCGCGATCTGTGAGATCCTCTCGCTGCGGCGGGCAGGGCAGGGGCTCGACCCCGACGAAATCGAGGCACGCCTCGAAGGGCTGCGCGATCGCTCGGTCCCACCCGACCAACTGGTGAGCCTGCTTTACACTGCCCTGCCGCGGTCGACCCCCGGGACCAATTCGTCGCGACCGGCTGTCAGTTCCCCGACGGGGGGCAGTGCGGTGGCCGTGCTGTCGATTCTGGGGACGCTCGTTCCCCGGCGGATCGACGCCGCCAACGCCAGCGGCGGTGGGTTTGTGTCGGCCGAGGCGATCGCCCAGGCGTTCCGCCAGACCGCCGCCAACCCCGACGTCTCGACCATCGTCCTGGACATCAACAGCCCCGGCGGGGCGGTGGCAGGGATTCCCGAACTGGCCGCGACGATTGCCGAGGCGGTCGCCAACGGAACCCGCGTGATCGCTGTGGCCAATCACCTGATGGCCTCGGCCGCGTACTGGATCGGCTCGCAGGCGTCCGAGGTCGTCGCGAGTCCGTCGGCCGACGTCGGCTCGGTCGGGGTGCTGGCGATCCATCAGGAGACCAGTCTGGCCGACGCCGAAAACGGAATCACCACCACCGTCTTCCGCTCGGTCGCGCACAAAGCGGAACTGAACTCCGTCGAACCGCTCACCGCCGAGGCCCGCGCCCGGGTCGAACAGCGGATTGCGGCGGTCCACCAAAATTTTCTGGCGGCCCTCGCACGGGGCCGTAATCTGTCTGCGTCGGTCGTGGCGTCGACGTTTGGTTCCGGGCGGGTGTTGTCCGCCGAGGAAGCTCTCGCCGCCGGCATGATCGACCGCGTCGCCACCCTGGATCAGGTGCTGGCGGAATTGTTGGGCGGACACGGCACCCCGGCTGGGGTCACGCCGACCACCACCGGGGCCACCGCCCGCCCCGCACTTCCCCCCGTTTTGGAGAATCACTCGATGGACCCCCAACTGTTGACCGCGTTGATCCGGCTCGGAGCGATCACCGCCGCCGCCACCCCCGAGCAGGCCGAGAGCGCCCGGCAGACCCTGCTGACGATGGCGGGTTGCGATCTGGCCGCCTCGGTGGCCGACCAGCTCACCGCGCTGCAGCGGGTCGGCGGTCCGGTCGCTCAGGTCAGTGCCACCGCGGCCCCCGCTCCCGCGCACGCAATCGCCTCCCCCGTTGCCGCCGCTCCTGTGGCGAACACCTCCGGAACGTTGTCGGTCGCCGATGCGATCGCGATGGTCCGGGTCTCGGCCCTCGACGCGGCGGCCCAGCTCGACCTGATCGGGCAATTGACCAGCAGCGCCGACCCGCTCACCCCGCAAGCCGTGCTCGGCCGGATCCAACAGCAGACGCAGGCCAGCCAGCCCGCCGCCGGCGTGCGGATCGGCGTGGCCGAGGCCGAGGCCGACAAGTTTCTGACCGCCGGCCGCGACGCCCTGCTGCAGCGGGCCTGGGGGGGCAATCTCCCCCAGCAGCTCTGGAGCAACGCCGCGCAAGACTTTGTCGCGTGGCAGGCTCCCCGCCGGACCAATCACCACCTGGCGAGCTTGCCCAATCTGGCCCGGCAAAGCCTGATCGTCGCGGGGTTTGATGCCCGCACCGTCAACACGCTGGCCAATTCCGAAGTCGCACGCCTCGCCATGGGGGCCGACCCCGCCGACTTTGGGATTCTGCGGGCCGAGGGGGCGGCGTTCAATGGCCGCGCCCAGTTCACCAACCTGCTGTACGACGCGGCGAACGTGATGCTCCGGCGATCGTACGCCGAGGCGACCAGCACGTTCCAGGCGTGGGCCCGCCGCGGCGAGAGCCTGCCGGACTTCAAGCCGGTGAACAAAGTGATCGCCGGGGAACTCTCCGACCCGCAGGTGATCCCCGAGAACGGCACGTTCGAGGAGACGACTATGCTGGATGGTCGTGAGCCGTACTCGCTGAACACTTGGGGAGAGCGATTCAGCATCACCTGGCAGACGATCGTCGACGACCGCTTGTCGGCGCTGACCGACATCCCCGCCAAGCAGGGGGCGGCGATGCGGCGGAAGCAAAACCGCATCGTCTACCAGGTGCTGAAGGACAACGCGGCTCTCTCCAACGACGGGGTGGCCCTGTTCCATGCGACCCACAACAACCTGACCGGCACCGGCACGGCCCTCAGCGTGGCGGCGTTCAACGTCGCGTATGCTCTGATGGCGAAGCAGACCGGGCTGAACAGCTCGGTGTTTGTGGCGGTCGAACCGCGGTACCTGCTGGTTCCGCCGGCGATCCGGGGGACGGCCCTCGAGTTGCTCAGCTCGACGAGCAACCCGGCCGCGAGCAACAGCAACGTCAACAACATCTGGCAGAACGGCCTGCAGCCGATTGTCGATGTCGAGTTGTCGGCTGCCGCCTCGGGTGGGTCCGATACCGCGTGGTATCTGGCCGCCGATTCGGCGACGGTCGACACGGTCGAATACGCCTACCTGCAGGGTCTCGAAACCCCGGCGTTCGAACGCCAGACGATGTTCGACCGGCTGGCCGTCGCGTTCCGCGTGTACCAGTCGTTCGCCGCCAAGGCGATTGACTTCCGTGGCCTGTACAAGAACGTCGGAGCGTAACGCCGGGCGTTGTCTGCAACGCCGTTGTAACGCTCGCCCCGTGACACCGCCGGGGGACGACGTGTCCCCCGGCCCACTCTCTTCGACCACCACTCTCAGGAGTTTTCAATATGTCGGTTGCTGCCGGCGTCATCGAAGTCATCGACCATTTCAACCGGGCGCAAGCCCTGACCACGACCCCCGGCATGAACGGCTGGACGGTCAAGGACACCTCTGCCGCCGGAACCCCGACCTACCTGTGCGCCACCGAGGATGGCGGGGCGATGGTGCTGACGTTGGCCGCCACCAGCGAAGCCGAAATCGTCACCATGTTCCAGAACGACGTGCTGCCGTACGACCTGCGGCAGATCCAGCGGGTCTGGTGGATCTGCAAGGTCAGCGGCGTGGACGCCGTGACACAGATCGCCTGGGGGCTGGCGTCAGCTCAGAACGACACGCTCGACAACGTGGCGGTCAACAGTTGGTTCCGGATCGACGGCACCGCCAGCACCAGCAACGTCGTCATCGAAACCGACGACAACGTCACCGACGACGACGACAACGCGACCGGAGCCACCCTCAGCAGCACCTACAAGAAATTTGAGATCGATTTCGGCAAGGGGGTGTCGGACATCCGGTTCTACATCGACGGCCAGCCGGTCGGCTCGCAGACCTTTTCGCTCGCGGGGGTTGCCGCCGGCCAAAACGTGCAACCGTTCGTGCAGATCCAGAAGGCGTCGGGGACTGGCACCCCGGCGATCACCATCGCCCAGTTTGGGATTCAGTCGCAGTATTCCTACGGCTCGTAAGCCAGTCCCACCGGCCGGCGGTGAGAGTCCCTGACGCTCCCGCCGTCGGTCGGCTGGTTTCCTTCCTGCAGCGCCCATGTCATTCGCCAGCGAACTCGCCGCCGACGTCGGAACCGTGTTTCTCAACACCGACGAATTCGCCGAACAGATCACCTACTACCGCAAGACGGAACCGGGCAAGCCGCGGTCGATCAGCGCGGTGGTTGACCGGGGTTTCACGAAAGACGAAAGCCAGCAGTACCGCACCGAGACCCGGGGGATGCTGCTCGTCCAGTGTCGCAGCGACGCCACGACGGGGATCAGTGACCCCCAAATCGGCGACGCCATCCGCTTGGCCGAAGATTCCCCCGAGGTCCGGCACCCGTTCGTCGCGTTGAAACACACCGCCACCGGAATGGTGACCCTCGAGTTCCGCCGGCTGGAACTGGTGCGGGCCGGGGACAAAGCCCGGGTCCGTTAGTTCCCTGCGTTCCCAACTCTTCGAAATTCCCGAACAGTTCCCTCGATGCCCACGCCTGCGGCCACTCTCCCGACGACGTTCAGCGCCCCGCGGCAGGCGGCCGCGCTGCTGTCGCGGATGCTGGCCAATTCGCCGCAGTGGCAGGCGATCATCGACGGCCACCGGGTGCACTACCCCGACGACGTCCCCGACGGGGTGTTCCTGCGGCAGGTGGACGGCGTGGTCCCCGCCCCGTGGGCCTGCGTGCAGCTCGCCCAAGATCTGCAGTACCGGCTGGTCGCCGGGGGCTCGCAGAACCACCTGCGGCCAAGCGGGTCGCTGCTGCTCATCCTGCAGACTCCCACGCCCCCCGAACTGACCGACGTCATCGAGGCGGAACACTACGGGGTCGACGCCCACGCGACGGTGATCCAAGAGCTGATCGACCAGTCCGCCCAGGATGAGTTGCTGACGATCGTCGAGTGCAACCTGCTCGCGTTTGGCCCCCCGCCGGTGGAGGATCAACCGGCGGTCGGGATGGATTTTGAGTCGGTCTGGCAAATCCGCTGGGGGGATGAATAATGACCTTGGCGATTCTCGATTTGAAAACCCGCCCCCGCAAACGGCTGGTGGGGTTGCAGACGACCTACACCAAACTGGTCGGCGAGGTGATGCGGCGGACAGTGCAGCACTGGCACCGCGAGATTTTTCCCCGACACTTCGGGGCCCGCAACCGCAGCAAATACAATTTCGCTCCCCGGTCGCGACTGTACACCGAAAAGATCAAACGGTTCGAGGGGCAGGCCGAAGGGAAATTCCGCGATCTGGTCCTTAAGGGTTGGTCCAAGTTCATGTTGACCAACATGGAACAGATCACCGGGACCGCCAAGCGGCTGACCGTGCGCATGCACGCCCCGTTCTATTTCGACAAACCGTTCGTGGGGACGTGGGTCAACCCCAAAACCGGCAAACGAAAAACGATCACCCGTCAGCCCGACAAGGTGGCCGAAGTCACCCGGTTTGATGCGGAAGACTTCGAAGACATCCGGGCGTTCGCCGCGGCCCGCCTGCAAAACGCCCTCGACCTCAACGACCGGCTCTCCTGAAAGGATCATCCCGTGGCCCTCACTTCCCTCGACAAACTCGACAAGATCATTTTGCCGGGGTCGGTCGCCATCGACGTGCTGACCAACGCCACGATCGACGCCGGTGTCAGCAACATGACCGAGCGGCCGTCGGGGCACGTCTCGCCGATGTTCACGGCCAACCAGAACCAGCGGCCGATGGTCGAATTCACCACCCCGCAGCTCGACCAGGTGCTGGGGGCGGTCACACTGGCGGGGCTCTCCGCCGGCACAATCACCTGCTACCTGAAACAGGCGAGCGTCACCGGCAACACCGCGCGGGCTACCGCCGCCCACAAAAAACTCGACATCGCGTCGAGTTGCGTCTACTGGACCAGCCTGCGGCTGCCGCACAACGGCATGGGGGAAATCACCGTCCGCATTCAGGCGGCCTACGACGGGACGAACGACCCGTTTGTGTACACCGGGTCGAGCGCCTTGAATGGCACCCTCTCGGCCGGCAATTTTTTTGGCGCGGGTCCCGTGTCGATCAACGGCACCACCATCGGCGGGGTGCAATCGATCACCGTCGATTCCGGGATCAACATGATTCAGGCAGGGGGCGAGTCGGAAGAATTCGATACGTTCGTCGGGATCCAGGACAGTGCCCCCGTGGTCACGATCCAGTTCCTGCGGGAAATCAATTGGTCGTCGGTGGGCCTGCGGGGGACCACGCTGAACGGCACCACCGGGCTGGTGTTTTACGGCCGGAAGTATTCGAACAAGGGCTCCCGCGTCGCCAACGCCACCGCCGAACACATCAAATTCACTGGGCTCAACGGCATCGTGAACCCGGTCAACACCACCGGCCAGCGATCCAGCCCGATCAGCGACACGATCCGGGTGACACTGGTTTCCGGGTCCGATTCGGTGCTGCCCCTGACCCTCTCGACCGCCTCGGCGATCACCTGATGACTCACTACAGCCACGACCCCGCGATCACCGACCCCGATCCGCCCCCGTCGTCGACCGGGCCGGGCCCGCTCCCTGGCCAAATCGGGCGGTGCGATCCGCCGCCGGCCAACCCGGCCCCCCCGGTGGCTCCGCTCGCCCCGGCAATCGAGCTGCCCGACGCGCTGCCGTATCCTGATCCGCACCTCCCCGAGTGACCCGCGTTCATGGGCGCACCCCTCTATTTCCTGCCAGGCGAAACGATCGACAGTGTCACCCCCCAACGGCTGCGGGGGCTGGGCCTGGGGGATGTGCTCGCCGATTGCCTTGACGGCCCGCACGAGTTTGGCCGGCGGCTGGCCCTGCGGTCGGTCGTCAACCGGGGGCCCAATGGGGGCCGCGGGGTGGTGCTGCAGGCGATCCCCGTCTCCGGCCAGGCTCACCGCGTCGGTTACTTCCCTGACGAACAGCACTGGACGCAACTGGACGACGCCAGCCCCGAGGATCTGCCCCTGTGGTGGGGTTGGAACCACACCGCCCCCGTCACCCCCGACGATCTGCGGCGACCGGCGGCCCTCGAAGGGCACGAGGTGCGGCTCGGGGAACATCTCTGGACGGTGCCGGTGATCCGGCGGGGCGGGGTGCGGCCCGCGTTGCCGCAGACCCTCGTCCGGCGGAACGGGCGGACCGAGCTGCGGCTGCGGCGGGAGTGGGAACACGTCTGGGCGGCGGCGGGCCGCGCGTGGGACCTTCTGACCACCGTCCCGTCGGCCGAATGGGACGAGGTCTACGACCTGTGCCGGACGATTCTGCGGGTCAATTACCGGGTGGGGGATCCCGAGCTGGAACTGCTGGCGGTGCTCGACACCGAAAACTTCCGCGAGGTGCTCAAAGCCGCGTGTGACTGGCCGCTGGTCGAGAGCCTGCTGACTGGCAGCCTGCCAGGGGAGGAGTCCCCACCGCACCCTCCCGAGGCGGCCCCCGCGGCCGCCTGATTGCCCGGGGAATCGAGCTGCAGGCGTTCGCCCGCGGTTTGCTCCCCGACTACCAGCCCTCCCGGGCTGACCTGTACCTGCTCTCCACTGGATTTGGGAGCGCCGACCCCGTCGCGGTCGTCGGTGTCCCGCTGCGAAAGGGATGATCGAAAATGCCCCGGACACTGTCGACGATTTCCGCCCAGGCCATCCTGCGGGCGACTGTGCTCAACACCGCCGACGGCACCGTGTTGACCGCCTCGGCGGCTCATGGCGCCGCGCAGGCGGTCACGTTCACCGCCAGCGGGACCGGAGCGGGACAGGCCGACCGGTTCTGGCAGTCGACCGGCCGCACGCTGACTTCCGGGGGGTCGGAGGACCTCGACGTCTACGACTTGGCCAGCCTCGACATCAGCGGGGCGGGGGCGGGGCGCGACGCGTTGGGGCAGCTCTGGACGGTGGCCGAGATTGCCGGAATGCTGGTCTACAACCGCTCGACTTCCGCAGGCAGCCTGCTGGTGGGAGGGAAGGGGACCGCCGCCGCGTGGTCCACGTGGCTCAACAACCACGACGACGCCGAGGTGACGCTGCCTCCCTCCGGGATCCTGTTGCTGGCCTCGACGAACGATCCGGCGTGGGCAGTCACCGATTCCAGCAGCCACCTGCTGACCATGTTGGCCAGCGGCGGGGCGGTGACTTACGACATCTACCTGCTGGGTCGGTCGGCGTAGTTCCTGTCCCGAGCGTTTCCCCCGTTCCTGAGAGGAGCGCCCCGTGGGGCAGGTGACCACCACATTTTTCGCCGATTCGCAGGCAGCCGAGGCGGCGATCGCGAAACTCGAAACGAAATACGCGAAGCTCGAGGAGAAACTGAAGGGGATCTCCCGCACCTCGCGGGAGGATGCCCGCGCCGCGTCGCAGGGAGTCGAGGAATGGGCCGGCAAAATCGGTGGGGCGATCCTCGCTTACACCGGGCTGTCCAACATTCTTCAGACCGTCGCCCAGGCCCAGCAGGAAGTCAATCGCAAGGCCGACGAGGGGGTTCTGAAGTACGACGAATTGAACCGCCGGCTGCGGGTGCAGGCGGGGCTGAGCGGCGTGCAGGGACAGCAGGCCCAGGAACGCCTGACGCAGATTGCCCTGCGGACTGGGGTCGACTACGGCACCGCTGCCCGGGGGGCCGAGGAACTCATCTCGCAGGGATTCTCGGCCGAGCAGGGGACCGGCACCGCGTTGGAGCGGCTGCTGCAGACGATGCAGGCCACCAACGCAAGGCCCGAGGATATCAAGCTGCTCGCCCAGTCGTACTCGGCCCTTTTGGCAGGCACCGGGCAGGAGAAAAACACCGCCAACTTGGAAGACGTCTCCCGCGCGGTGCAGCGGACGTTCAAAGGAACCCCGCTGCAGGCCCCCGACCTGATGGCGTTGGCCCCCAAGGTGCAGGGGGTCACCCAGGCGGTGCCGTGGCAGGAAGCGCTGGCTCAGTTCGCCGTCATGCGCGAAAAGGCCACCCCCGACGTCGCCGCGACCAGCCTGAAGTTGTTCTGGGAACGGCTGCAGACCGCCAGCGGAACGAAGAGTTCCGAAGAGGCGTTGGCCAAACTGGGGTTGGCGGCGGACCAGATCGACGCGATCGGCGAGAAGCCGGCCGAAGTGCTGGAACGGCTGGCGACCGCAATGGACAAACTGCCCAAGGCCGAGCAGGCGGGAGTGCTCAAAGATCTGTTTGGTCAGGAAGCTATGGCGGCCGCGTCGGGGCTGCTGCGCGACCGGGCCAAGGTCCAGGAGTATCTGGCCCTGCAGGGGGACGAGGCAGGCTTTCAGGCGGATGTGGGGATCCGGGCGGCAGGTCCTGCAGCGGCCCGCACCCGCGTGCAACTGCTGCAGGAACAGCAGGCCATTGCCAAGAACGCCGATTTTGAGGAGATGGTGCTGGCGGCCGAATCGCTGCAACGGGAGGCGGGCATCCCCGAGGCCCTGCTCTCGTTCCGCCGGCAGCGGGCGAACCTGCGGAACCTGATGGGGGACACTTCGATTGAGTCGATCGCCGAGATCTACACCGACCCGGCGCAGATGCAACTGCCGTTCTATCAGCGGAGCGGGGCCACGCTGCCCCCCGAACTGCTGCGGCAGCGGATCCTCGAGTTGCGGGGAGAGGCCCCCGTCGATGCGTTGGGCGAAAGCGCCAGCGTGGCTGCCGCCGCCGCCCAGGTTGCCGGCAGCCCCGAGGGGGGAGCGGCCGGCGCGGCAGCGGTCGAGATTCAGCGCCAGCAGCTCGAACAGCTCCGTGAGCTGAACCGCAACGTCCGTCCGGCCCCCGACCGCAAACCCGAGGGGGGTGAGTGATGGGCTATTCCTATGTCGGTCCCTACGGATTCCTGACGCTGCACCGCACCGACGACCCGCGCGGCGGCCCGCTGGTCCCCCGGGAACAGTGCGAGGTGATCAACCGGCCGGGGGTCAACGGCACCGCGGTGCTGCGGACCGGCAAACGCTCCGAACCGTTTACGATGCGGAGCTTCGTCGACGTCGCCAGCCTGGCCATCGTGCCGACCGCTGTCTCGGCCTATCAATCGCTGATCGGGACGGTCGTCAATGTGATCTGGCAGGACACCGACTATCAGGCCACCTACGGGGTCCGGTTCGCCGTGCTCGACTGCGTCTGCCAGTCGTCGCGGCGGGTGCTGGCCCGGGCGGGGGGTGCGGTGGCGGGCTCGACCGCCGTTGTGGAAATTCTCTGGACGCTGCAACCGGTGCTGGAGGTCGCCGAGTGACCATCACCATCGGCCAAACCGTTCTGCAGACCATCGAAACCACCCGCGACCGGATCCGCGACGCTGTCCGCTCGCGGGTCTACCGGGCCGACACGCTGGGAGCCGACTGGGAGGAGGTGCCGTATCTGCATGTCGACGACCTGTCGATCCGCAGCTCCCCCGGGATCGACGACTGCCGCCTGAGCTATCTGTACGGGCCGATCTGCCGGGAAGACGACACCCAGTTCCGCGACTACGACCGGCTGGACCTGATCGGCAGCTACATCAAAGTCGTGTTGGAGGGGGCCACGCTCGACGGGGAAGACGTCACCTGGTACGGCGTGGTCGAGATCGACGACACCGTTCCCATGGGCTCCGGTCCGCTGCAAGACACCCCGCGGGGCAACCAGCGGTTTACCGCCTATGGGCTGGCCCGGCTGCTCGAGCGGGCGATTGTGCTGTCCACCCGGGTGGACGCCAGCCAAGGGACGAGTTTCCCCACGCAGTCGGTCGCGGTGGAATACGGCGAGCAGTTCAACGAACTGGGGAACGCCCTCAAGACGCGGCAGGGGAACCGGGCCGAGGCCACCGAAAACAACGACCCCACTCAGCCGTACTGGTTCAGTCGCACCATCACCAGCGAATCGGTCTGGACGGCCGATGCGGCTGTGCGGTACCTGCTGGCCCAGCACGCCCCCCGCGACGGCCACGACGAACCGGTCTGCGAGTGGGTGCTGGATGGCGACCCGGGGGACCCCCGGCTGAACTGGTATGACCCCGTGGTGCCGACCGACGGCCGGACGGTGAAGTCGATTCTCGACGAGCTGATTCCGTTCCGGCGGGGGGTCGCCTACGGGGTGCGGTACGACGAGAGCCCCGGCCCCCGCGGGCGGGTCACGATCGTCCCGTTTTCGTTCGCCTCGGACGATCTGGTCCTGCCCGACGACCGGGTGCTCCCCGCCAACGCGCAGCCGGTCACCCTGAATTTTGAAAACGCCCTGGACGTCGAGGCCCGGATCGTCGAGTCGCTGACCACCAGCTACGACGAGGTGGTCGCGATGGGGACGTTTGCGACGTCGACCTGTACTTTGGCGTTTGGCCGGCACGCATTTGAGCGGGGCAGCTCGTTCCTGCTGCGGCCCGACTGGACCACCACGCAGGAAACCAGCTACCGCACCGGCGCGACCGGCACCGCCGGCTACAGCTCGCTGCCGCTGGCGTACCAGTACGAGGCCCAGACCCGGTTCCGGCAGCGGGACGATCTGCGTCCCGTCTTCCGGAGATGGGCCCTCTATGAATACTGGGACGGCCTGGTCTGGGACTACGAAAAGGCCGAGTCGGCCGCAACCAAGTACAGTTTCAATCCCCCGTGGTACCAGTCGGAGAGCACCGGGTTTTCGGCCCGCGACAGCAAGCCGCAGGCCGATCCGATCCAGCCGTACGCCGAGCGGAACGAAATCCCCGAGTACGCCGCGTCGCGGCTGGTGTTCGAGCCGTATCTGCCCCTGCAGGACCGGGCCGATTACAGCGGCGACCGGATCAAAAACGCCACCTGGAAAGACGACGTCCCCGACGCCACCGACTGGCAGTTCCTGCCCCCCTTGCTGTACGTGATCACCGACAACAGCACGATTTCCGCTCCCAAATACGACGTGCTGCACCGTCTGGCCGAACAGTCGTCGAACGAACGGCAGCGGCGGCGGTGGTCGGCCACGCTGCGGGTGCTCCCCGATCGTCCGGCGGTCGAGGTCGACGTGCACGGGGCGCCGCAGCATTTCCTCAGCGCCGATTCGGCTGCGACGCTGCAGGGGCTCGAACCGTTCAATGACCCCAGCAAAGAGAACGGGGTGATGTTTGAGCAGATGCGGGCGACCATCACGCTGCGGCTGCCGTGGCGGGTGCAGCAGCGGAAAAAGATCCGCACCGAGCCGGTCGGAGGCCGCCCCTGGCGGCGGCTGGTGATTCCGGTCGAGGCCCGGCTCGACTACGTCGTCCCCGACACGGTGGTCCGCATCAGCAACGGACTGGCCGAGCGGTCGAGCGGCGGCTTTGTCCGGGACGACCGGCTGCGGCTGTCGCAGATTGTCGAGGCGGCGACCCGCTGGTACCAGACCGAGCGGCAGACGCTGTTTTTCCGGATCCGCGGAGTGGTCGAGACCGTCACGCTCGGGCAGCTCGTGACCAGTGTCGGCGGCCGGTATATCCTCGAGGGGATCAACACCCCCGTGACCGGGATCCGCTATGATCTGCTGCAACAGGTCACCGAGCTGGAAACCTCGCTGGCCCAGGTCGATTTCACATGAAGTTCCGCGACGCGCTGCAGACGGTCGGCGGTCCGAGTGAGGCGGCCCGCCAACGGGCGCAGGCCGAGGCCCGGCAGGTGCGGGCTCCCGTGGTCCAGCGGTCGCCCTATGTGTTTTTCCGGATCGTCGCCAACGAAACCGGGACCACGACGACGACCACGACGACGACCACCACCACACCGCCGGGAACGACGACCACCACCACCACCACGACCACCACGACCACAACCACGACGCAGCCCCCCTGCTCGGGCCGGTTGTGGTTTGGAGTGGCGGTCGAGGTGCAGTATGACGGCACACCGATCGCGTACGGGTGGCGCAGTCTCGTGGTCACCCCCCGCGACGACACGCAGGTCTATCCGCTGCTCTCCAGCATGTCCCTGCAACTCGAGATCGACGACATTGTCATTGCCACGTTTGTGAACGGCCGGTACTGGATCCTCGAGGCCTATACCAACTGCCCGCAGGCGAGCGTCACCACGACGACCACGACGACGACCACGACCACCAGCAGCACCTCCCCCCCGCCGCGGGTCTGGAGGCAGGCATGAAATTCCGCGACTACCTGGCCCAGCCGGCAGCTCCGGTTCCGGTCGCTGCTCCGGCCACGCAGGATGAGCAACTGCTGTTTGCGAGCCTGAGCGAATGGACCCCGCCATTTTGGGACCCGTACAACCTCAGCCAGCGGGCGGTGCAAAACGCCCAGTACGACTACGGCGACGCAGTCCCGCTGCCCTACACGACCTACACCGGGTGTTTCGTCTGGACCCAGCGGTTTCAGACGATTGAAGTGGGGGAGCAGTACCTCAACTGGCGGTACGTCTCGGAGATCCCCACCAGGGCGGTCCGCGATTTCACGTTCCGCCAGACCGCCGTCAGCCGGCCGACACTGCGCGAGGGCTGGTTCCCCCAGGACGGGGTCGGGCTGCGGCTCACGCTGATCACCAACGAAAACGGCCGGTTCTGGGGCCTCGCGACCGCGGGGGACCGCTGCACGACGACCACCACCACCACGCAGCCCCCCTGCAACTGCACGACCCATCCCAGCATGCAGTTCACGATCAGCGGGATCAGCCTGCGGCCGGGGGCAGGGCAGTGCAACGCCACCGACCAGATCTGCAGCCAGTTCAACCGCACGTGGTGTCTGCCGTTCCGGGGCAAGACGTTCGACTGGGGCGCGGCCCCCTGCGTCTGGGATTACACCCTGAGTTACAACAATGGCTGTCCCCCGGGCTCGCTGTGGTATGGTCCCGATTCGCGGATTGCCGCGAAAATCCGCTGGCCCTTGGCAAAAATCTACGACCCGGCGACCAGCACGTACGTCTGCCCGGCCGAACTCGATTTCGGGGTCTACCGCTATCAATCGCTCGACTTCAACCCCGATACGGGGGGCACCTTCACCGACGGCAACCAGGCGACCCCGTGGGCGCCCACCTGTATCGGCTGGCCCACCAGTGTGACGGTCACCGCCAGCGCGAACTGCAATCCCGACCCCCCGACGACGACCACCACCACCACCACCACAACCACGACCGGCCCGCCGGGACCGTGAGCGTCGGCCGGTTTTGGAATTTCAAAAAAATAGGTTCGCTATCGCTTGCATTTCCAAAACTGGCGGCTAAAGTGTCCGGCATGTCGCAGTCATTTCCCCATTCGCCGACCCTGCTGGAGCGGGCTCAACGCTACGCCGCCGCCCTGTGGCGACACGCGGCCGACGGCCTGCGGATCACCTCGCCGGATGAACTCGCCCGCCGGCTGGCGATTTGTCAACACTGCCCCTCGGGGGAGTTTGACGGGGCGGGGTGCCGGGTTTGCGGCTGTCCGGTGAACAGCACCGAAAACAGCCTGCGGAACAAACTGGCCATGGCGTCCGAAACCTGCCCCCGCGGACACTGGCAGGCCGAGGGAGCGACCGCAATCCAGCGGCCCCGGCTGACGGTCGGGATGTGCATGGTGGACGATTTCGATGGGGTCTATTTCACGGTGCAGGCGTTGAATCTGTACCACCGCGAGCTGCGGGGGCAGCTCGAGATCCTCGTCGTCGACAACCGCCCGCGGCTCGACGACCACGGCAGTTCCCCCGAAGCGGCCGCGCAGACGGGAGAAACCCCCAGTCAGCGGGTCCGGAACCTGATGGCCATGATCCCCAACGGCCGCTACCTCCCCTACACCAACCGGCAGGGGACCGCGGCCCGCGATCAGGTGTTTGAGCAGGCCCGCGGCGAGGTGGTGATCTGCGTCGACTCGCACGTGCTGATCGCTCCGGGAGCGCTCCGCCGCACACTCGACTGGCTGGACGAGCACCCCGGGTTTCATGGGCTGTTTCAGGGGCCCCTCGAATACGACAACGGGTCGGTCAGCACCCACCAGGTCCGCACGTGGGGCGCCGGGATGCTGGGCCAGTGGGCGCTCGACTCCCGCTACCGCGGCGACGACGGTCCGGCGCTCGACATCGACCTGCAGGGGCTGGGGTTGTTTGGCTGCTGGCGGGACGACTGGCTGGGGTTCAACCCGCATTTCCGGGAGTTCGGTGGCGAAGAGGGGTACGTGCACGACAAATACCGGGCGGCGGGCCGGCCCGTCGTCTGCCTCCCCTGGCTGCGGTGGATCCACCGGTTTCAGGCAACCGGGCAGCATGCAAATTACGCCAGTTCGATGCGGCAGCGGATCAAAAACTACATCCACGGGCGGATTGAACTGGATCAGGATCTCGACGACATCCACGCCCATTTCTACGGCGTGGAACCTTACGGGCTCGGTCGCGATCCGCAGGAGTGGATTGAGCTGTTGCGGGAGTGCGATGCAGAGTGCGAGTCGGCGACGCGCACTCAGGAGTGGCAGTCGACCGCCGCACCAACCGGCGACGACTGTGCTGGTGGTTAGACGAACGAACCACCCCGCGCCTGTCCGGCAGGTCGACGACCGGACACAAACCAGCGCGGCCAACCAATGACCCCCGACCAAGCGTCGGGGGGCCCGCGTGCGGCGGTGACAATCGTCGACCCGCACAGATTTTTCCTGTTTCTCTGGAGGGACTTGCGATGCGAACTGCGTTGTGGATGTGGGGGGTGTTGTGTGTGTCACTGCTGCCGCAGGGTGTGCGGGGGCAGACAGTCGATCAGCCGGCGCTGGTGCAGCAGTACGATCAGGCGGCGGCGGCGCACAACGCCGCGATTGATGTGCTGATCGATCTGGCGCAGAAATCGGCCGATCCCGAGTTCCGGAAAATCATCGCCCGGGGCAGTGACGCGATTGCGGCGGGATCTGAGTCGCTCGGCTCGGCCCGGGTCAACGTGCAGGCGGCGGGGACGACGGCCGGTATTTACGCCCAGGCGGTGCGGGACGGACGAATTGCCGACGCGCGAGCCGCCGCCAGCCTGTGGAGCAAACAGGCGACTGTCGCCCGCGATCACCTGCAGGTCTGGGGGCAAGAGCTGTCGAAAGCCCAAACCGCGATTGAAGCGGCCCGCCGCTGGTTGATGCTGTAGGACGAAAACCTCTCGCGAGGCAGGTGGGTCGGGGTGGTGGCACCAGATCGCAGACACGACGGCTGCGGTCGCGGCGGGTTCGACTCCCGCCCGATTCAATCCCCGGTGGCGTGGAAGCGCCGGGGGGCATCCGGTCCATGTTGGCCCGGCGTTTTTGCGAACCGTCGCCCCGGGGGCCACACTGCACTCCCGGGGCGGCGATGCAAGTACCCCCAAAGGAAGTCGCCCATGAACGCGTGGTGGTGGTGTCTTGTGGCAATCGGCACGCAGCTCGTCGGCTGTGTGGTCTGGTGGCGTCTGCGGCGGAACACTCCGCCGGACGCGACGAACGCCAGCGGCAAGCGTCTGCCGCTGCCCTGGTATTACGACCCGTGTCTGGGGCAGTATCTCCCCGACGAAGACCTGCACCAGACCCGGAGCGGCGACGATGACTAACCGCACCGCCCGGGCTCTGTCGATCCACAAACGCAAAAAGGAATCGCGTCACCCCGGCTCGTGTCGCCCGCGGCGGCTCACGGGAGTGGTCGTGCTCTCCGGAAAGGCCGCCATGCTCCCCGTGCTGAACCGTTCGCCCCAAACCTCGCAGATCCGACTGCATGACGTGGAGATTCAGGCGGGCCTGCGGGATGCCAAGTGTGAGTTGCGGCGCCCGCTGCGGCTGCTGCACGACGTCGGCGAAATCGAGGATCTGCGCGACGTCGACGGCGACGGGCAGCTCTGGCAGTTCCGCCGCCAGTTCAGCACCGACACGACCGACTACCGGCTCACCCGTGAGGCGTTGGTGTCGCGCTGCCCGTACGGGGTCCCCGGAAGTTTTCTGACCGTCAGCGAGGCGTGGTGCTGGGACGAGGAGACCCAGTCGGTGATCTACCGGGCCGACCACCTGACGACGACGCAGCGGGCCGATCTGCACCGCCGCGGGATGACTTGGAAAACAAACACCCCGCCTCCGCAGCCGAACCGGCTGGTGTATCAGATCGTCGACTGCTGGATCGACCACCTGCAGCCGATGACACCGTTGCAACTGCGGAACGAGGGCTGGCTCGACAACCGGATCAAAAACCCGAAACCGCTCGAGTTGCTGCACATCCGGCAGGCGTTCGCCAACCACTGGGACCGCTCGACCCTGCAGGAATCGTCGCAGTGGCGGCACAACCCGCTGGTGTGGGTGCTCTCGCTGCAACGGGTGTCCCGATGAGCGGCCAGTTTGTGTTCAAACGGATCCGCACCAGTTCGCCTCCGGGCGCAGTGACCTTGCGGCAGCAATTTCCCGTCCTGTGGAATTTGCTGACCGACGAGCAGCACCGGCTGCAGCGGCGGGCGTATGGGCTGTGGAACACCGACGATTGCCGGCTGGCGGCGGCGGTCGTCGTGCAGTTTCACGACAGCCCGGGCGGGTGCCGGATCTGGCTGACCAAACTGACGGTGGCACGGCACCAGCAACACGCCGTCGAAGAGGTCGAAACGCTGGTCCTGCGGGGCCTGCAGGCCGAGGTCAGCAAATGGCAGGTACCGCTTTTGGTGCTGTCGATTCCCGAGTACACCGATTTTCTGCGTGGTCTGGGGTTTGTCGCGTGGCGGCTGCACCGGGCGGTCGCGGTTCCGGCCACCCATCTGCCTCCGCAGCCTGGCCCGATCAATCCCCCGACGCCCAACGACACGACCACCGAGACCAGCGCCCCGCCGCGGATCAGCGACTGCTGGGCGATGCTGTGGATGCCCCCGGAACCGGAACTACAGGACAATTGAAATGCCACCTCGCTGCCGTACCGCCGAAAAAATGCTGGACCCGTCGGAAAAAGTCTGGTCGACGCTGCGTTGTCTGGAATATCAGTTGGAGGCCCACGAAGCCCGCTTCCATCGTGACGGCGACGTGAACTGGCAGGCCATCCGCCACATGATCATGGTGGCCCAGCACGAAGCCCGCACAACTGGTGCGGCATTGCGGCGGGCCTGGACCGACGAAGACGCAGTCGGGGATGACTTGGCACAAATCAAACTGCAGTTGCGGGAGACCGAGCAGGAATTGCAGCGGCTGCGGCAGGTCCATCTGGAATCTCAGTCGGAGGAACTGCAAGCGGCCCGGTCCGAGATTGTCAAACTCCGAAAACAGCAGGACCAAACGCAGGCCGAAAATGCCGGGTTCACCGAGAACCACCGGTTGCTGCAAAACTTCGCAAAATCCGTGAGGCAGACTTGCCAGATGGAGGTCACAGACCACCAGTTTGTTCAATTGGTTGCCGCTGCTATGCACCAATACGATGCGTTGTATTGGATGCTGCTGTCCCAAAATACCAGTTTTGCCGCAACTGAATTGACCAACTCACAGACAACTCCGAACAGCCACCCGGCTCCGGTTACCGAACCCCTCGACGACAGCACCGGGGCTGACGGCCCGGGGCAGTCGTAATCCGTCGCGACCGTCCGGTTCCTGATCCCGTTTCCCCCTGCCGAAAGTTCGCCATGACTGACCCGACTGCCCCGAGCTACACCGCCCAGGCCCTGCGGACCGAGAGCCCGATCACCCCCGCGCTGCAGACGCGGCTGCAGCAGCAGGCCCGGCTGGTGCACGCCGTGCTGGGGCTGCAGACCGAGGCGGGGGAACTCGCCGACCCGGTCAAGAAACACATCTACTACGGCCGCCCGCTCGACCCGGTCAACCTGCGGGAGGAGATCGGGGACTGTCTGTGGTATCTGGCGGTCGCCTGCGACGCGCTGGGGACGACCCTCGAGGCCGAGCAGGCCCGCAACCTGGCCAAACTGCGAGCCCGCTATCCCCACGTGTTCACCGCCGAGGCCGCCCACGTGCGGGACCTCGACCGCGAGCGGCAGGTGTTGGAGGGGAATGACCTCGGCACGCTGCTGGAACAATCCCAACGAGTCGTCAGTGATGCGTTTTCAGAAGTGAACTCTCTGCGGCAGCAACTCGACGCGGCCCGGGCCGAGATCGAGACGCTGCGGCAGGAACTCGCCAGCGCCAAGCGGGCCGCATCCGACGAATTTACCGAGCGGCAGGTGCTGACGGTCGAGCAGCAGCAGGACGCGGCGATCTGGCAGCAGCAGTTGGACGCGGCCAGAGCCGAGATCGAGACGCTGAAAGGCGCGATGGCGGCCGACGACAAACGGCTGCGAGACGCAGAGCAAAGGGTCTGGCCCGGTATGACGTGGGGTTGTGATTCTCCGGACAAGATGGCCGACGCGATCCTGCACCTGCGGAAGCAACTCGCGGAACAACAGGCCGAGACCATCGACGTGCGACGGCCACGCAACAATGAGACTGACCGACTCAACGCAACGAATGCCGTTTCTGTGCAGCAACGCGACGAGATTGCCTACCTGCGGACCAGACTCGACGAAGAGCGGTCTGTCAGTGCTGGAGTGCGGGAGAAACTCACGGCCGCAGAGGCAGCGGTGACTCTCCAGCGTGCGGGGATCGAGCGGCTGCAGGCGTTCGTCGGCATGGTTCGGGAACTGTTGGCAACTCCGCTCGCTCAAATTTCCTACGACGACATGTCTGTTGTGCGAGCGGAATTCGCAGCACTCGACGATGAGCCCACCCCGGTGGCCAAGCCGGAGGGCGGGAAGTGAGCAAGCCCTCACAGCACAGCCCGGGGCCGTGGACGTACGACGGAGAATCTGTCTGGGATGCGGACAATTGCTATGTGTGTTCCCGAGTGACTCCGGGAAATGGTCGCGTGATCGCAGCAGCCCCCGACATGCTGCGGCTGCTCCGCGTCCTGACCAGCAACGGCACCCACGAGGAGGGCGAGGCGGCCCACGACGAAGCCGAGGCTCTCATCGCCAGACTGGACGGTCGCAAATGAAGACTGAGACCATCAACGGCGTCGAGATCTGCCGGACGATGGGAAACAACCCCGACGATCCGCCAGAGCAGCATTCGACCGGCAAGCCAACAGTCTGGTGGAGGATGAACACGGAATGGTTTGCGGTCGAGCTTCCGATTGAGGAGGTGCGCGAACGCTGCCGCGACTGCGGCCGATCGTTCCCAGAGTTTTACATGCACTTGTGGAACTTGGATCGTCAGAGGCGGGCGAACTGTGAAGCAACTCTTAACAGTTCAGGTGTCAAGGAATCCTTGACCACTCAGGCGGAGGGCGGGCAGTGAGCACGAACAAGAGGCGCGGTGTCCGGCGTGTTGTGCCGAACATCGCCAAGGCCCGCGTGGTCAAGCAAACGCAATTCGACCGGCAGTTGGTGCGCATTGAGCAACTCGTACAGCAATTCCACGAGTTGATCGAACAGCCGCAGCAGTCGCCAGAGGACCGCGAGGCCATTCAGATCAATCTGTGGAACATCCGACTGCGACATCTTTATGAGGCTGTGCACTCGCTCAAATGGGCGATGAAAAAAGCCCAGATGCAAGCGTTTCCGCTGGGGGCAAACGGACCATGAGCCACCAGAAAACCCTGTTCCCCGACCCAGAGCCCGAGCGACACGGACCAATCAGCGAGCCTCTCGATCCGAACGTGATGTACGGCACACTGGAGGACGACTACGACGAAGCGTTCTGGAAACTAAGCGATCCGCCAAACATCACGTTCAGCGACATTTCGCCGCCGGAGCCAGCACCCGAGGATCTGCCGTTTGGGATTGCCGCCTACGTGCAGGAACTCTACGAAAACTGGCGACCGCAGATGGGCGAGACGCTGGCCATGAGGCGGGTGTATCGGATCGCGAACGACTACCAGCAGGTCGAGGTGCCCCAATGACCGAGCCGCAAATCATCAGCCCTGACCAGTGGGTGGTCACCGGCCGCGACGCCAACCACCGCCGGACCTGGTCGGTCACCGTCCGGGCCAGCACGCTGGAGAACGCCAAGCGGGTTGCCTGGCAGAATCCGGGTCGCCCCGCGTGGGTCTCGATTCACACCCTGCTGGCCGAGCCGGCGACCGTCCGCAACGATCCGCTGCTGCGGGTGATGCTCCGCGACGGGTTCGCCCGGGAGGTGCCGTCGTGACGCCCGAACAACGTGAGCTGAGTGCGATGCTGTTCCTGCTGTTTATCGTTTGCGCTGTGATGGTCGCGGCCATCGTGAGTTACCGGGTCGACATGCACCATGCGGACGAGCGGAAACGGAAATTCGAGGAGGACCTGCAGCGGATGGACGCCGAAAACCGGGTTCGCCGCGAACAGCGGTGGGCCGAAGAACGCCAGCAATGGAAGCAGTGGCGGGAGGAGGCCCGCGAGTTGTCGGAGCGGAACCGGGTCGCCCTGGCCCACATGATCCAGAAACGGGAGGGCCGCCCATGAGCGTCACCCTGACCACCAACGGCCGGATCGACGGGTGCCGCACGGCCCACATCCTCTTGGGCCGCCTATTGGGATCGGCGATCGAAAACGGGCCGTGGATCATGTTTGAGCGGGAAATGAGTTGGACCGCCCACAACATCCTGCCACAGGAACGCGAGAGCATTCCTGCCGGTGCGATTGCGGAGACGTATGAGGTCATCAAGCGGGTGCCGGGCTGTCTGCCGGAAATCGGGTTCGTGCTGGTGCTGAACCAGATTCCCACATTGGTCTCCCCGCCCGTCTGCGAGTGGGACCAACCCGATCCCCCTGGGGGTGAAGGGTGAGCAACCAGAACCGCACCGGGCAGTCGTGTCCGCTGTGTCACCTGCGGATCGTGCTGTTCCAGCTCGACCACGCCCCCGAGTGTCCCCTGCTGACCTGGTCGCAGGCCCTGACCCTGACCGCTCTGCGGCGACTTGCCCGCGTGCTGCTGGTGCAGTTGCTCCCCGTGACCCGCGGCCACGCTCCGAGCTGCGGCGACTGCGGCCGCTACAACCGCCGTCGCGGCCTGAATGTTCCCCCGACCGAACCCCCGTTCCGGATGTTCCACGAGGACTGATGCCCGCCCCCACAAAAATCGTCTGCCTGTGTCCCACCTACTGCCGGCCGTGGCACGTCTCGTCCAGTGTCGGCCAATGGTTGCAGCAGACCCACCCGGCCGAGGAACGCTGGCTGCTGATCGGTGACGACGCCGACGCCCTGGGGGGTCTGAGCACCGCCCGCCTGCGGGACGCGATCAAGGGACAGGGCTTCTCCGCCGAGGTGGCGGGCCGGGTGTGGCACCACAAGTTCCACTCGGCGTTCACCCTGCCGCACAAATACAACGCCATGGCGCAGTACGCCCTGACGTTTGTCTGCCCCGACGCGGATCTGCTCGTCGTCTGGGAGGACGACGACACCTACCTGCCCGGTCACCTGGCCCAGATCGCTCGGGCGTGGAACCTGCGGAATCGTCCGGCGACCTGGTGGGGCCACCCCGAGCGGGTCTGGTCCGACTACACGCTGACACTGCAGGACGAGCCCGCCGCCGGCCGGTTTCATGCGGCGCTGGCCTTGTCGGTTGAGCTGTGGCACCAGAGCCCGTGGGTGGAAACCGCCGACGGGAATTTCGACCAGCAGTTTTTGTCAGCTCTCGCCCGGCAGACGCCGCGGTCCCGGTACGACCTTTCGACGGGGAAAAACATCTGGTGGTCGACCCCGTCGTACGTGTTCCGCTGGCACACCCAGACGCCGCACGGGCAGGCGTTCATGCCCGACCACGGCCGCAACTGGCAGTCGGCCGCCAAACAGGCGTTGCGGGCCGAATTTGCGGCCCGGATGGGGGCCTGGGACTGCACGGCCCTCGTCGATGGGCTGAGCGCCAAACACATTGCCACCGCGACTGAACTGGGCAAACACCCCGTGTCGCGGCCAATTCCTGTCACCCCGGGGCCGCAGTGACTTTCAACAAACTGACCGAGCTGTTCCTGCAGCACCACCGCCAGAACCATTCGGCGGCGAATACCGTGGTGTTCTATCGGACCCAACTGGGGCAGCTCGCCGCCGCGGGCCTGCACGCGAAACCGATCGCCAAAATCACGCCAGCCGACATCCTGGGGGCGCTCGCGACCGCCAACGCGGGGAAATCTCCCACCACGCAACGCAGCCGGGCGGTCGCCCTCGACCAACTGCAAAAGTACGCCGTTACCCTCGAACTGCTGCCCAAACCGTGGTGCAGCAAACTCCCCAAACCGACCCCGCGGCAACGGGACCGGATCCCGACCGACGAGGAGACCAAGGCGATTCTGCGGCACAGCAACGCCCGGTTCCGGCTGATCTATCAGGCCCTGCGGCTGTCTGGTGCCCGGCCCAACGAACTCTGTCGGGCGCAGATTGACGACTTTCAACGCGACGCCAACGGCGAAACCGGAGTCATTGTGCTGGCGGAACACAAAACCGCCCGCAAGAGCGGCAAGCCGCGGACGATTGTCGTGGGGCGGAAGCTGGGAAAACTGCTGCGGCTGGCGATTGGCAAACGGAAAACCGGGCCGCTGTTTCAGGCGCCCCGGGGGAACGGCTGGACGGTCAAAAACCTGTCGACCCAGTTTTTGCGAGCCCGCACCGCTGCGGGGCTCGACCGCGAGCTGGTTCTGTATTCCGCCCGCCACGAAGCCGGCACGGCGTTCTGCAGGGAACACGGGATTCTGCAGGCCTCGCGACTGCTCGGCCACGCCACCATCAACACGACCCAGCGGTACGTGCACCCCGACGTTGAAGAACTGAAACAGGCGCAGGACGCCGCCCACGGGTGACGCCTTGGCCTGCTCACCCACCCGCCACGGTTTTCCCGGTTCCCCGTGGCGGGTGGTACTTTGAAAAAACCGATCTGTTTCCCGTCCGTTACGGTGTTTTCAGGAGCGAAACCCATGTCGAACCAGTCCACGAGCGACCGCATTGAGGGGGATCTGCAGCAGCGGCTGCAGGTCGTCGGGATCGACCCGACGTTGATCCTCACGGTGGTCGAAACGATCCTCGGTCTGCTCTCGAGCTGCCGCAACAAACAGGCGGCCCGCGAGGGGATGCAGGCCCCGACGTTCCGCGAACGGGTGATCGTCCGCCGCGAGCTGCAGCGCGAGCTGCGGGAGCACGGGCAATCGGTCACCCGCGCCCAGCTCGACACGCTCACCGACCAGGTCCTGCGGACCGCCCGCGATGCCCAGCAGGCCGACCGGGACGCGCTGCTCGACTACGCCACCGAATACGCCACGATCTGAAAGGACCCGCCATGCGTCTGCCGTCGCGGGTCGTCTGGCCCGGTGTGTTGCTCGCCCTGTTGCTTTCGAGCGGCTGGGCTCAAGATCCGTTCCCCCGCCAGACGCCCCCCGACGAACTGGCGGCCCTCGAGGAGTTGCTGCTCGACGTTCCCCCCGTCTGCTCGCTGTCGGTGGATGGTCCGCAGACCGCCAAGCCGGGACAACTCGTGCGGCTGGACGCCCTGGTCGACAAAGAGGCCGCGGTCCTGTGGCACTTGGTCGGGGCAACCGCCGACGCGTGGGACACCGCCAACGGGGGCCAAACGGTGTTTTTTGCGACCGCGACTCCCGGGCGGTACACGTTTCTGGCGGTGGTCGCCTGCCAGGGTGCCGGAACGGTCCCCGAAATCCGCTCGCTGGAGCACGTGGTCACGATCACCGGACCTGCACCCGGTCCGCCGCCTCCCCCGGGACCGGGGCCCGCTCCCGGTCCGGCTCCCGCCCCGACCCCACCGCCGGCCCCCGTCTGGCCGGTCACCAAATACGGCGTGGCCCCCGTGGTCTATGCCGGGGTCAGCACGTTGCCGGAGGCGGAAAAACCCAAAGCGGCTGCGGTCGCCGAGAATTACGCCGTCGTCAGCTCGCAGATCGCCGCCGGGACCATCCGGGATTTTGAAAGCGCAATCAGCACCGTCCGCCGCCGCAACGAGGGGAAACTTGACCCCAACCGCGAGGCTCACGTCAGAGCTTGGGGAACTCCCCTGGCCCAGCAGATCGGCACGCTGAAAACCGCCGGCAAGCTGGCCACCCCCGACGACTGGCGGGCGGTCATGGACGAGGCTGCCGCCGCCCTGCGCACCTGGGGGGCCAACTGATGCCCACCGGACCCATGGGCTGGGAATACGACTGGCGGGCGGTCAACCGGTATCTGGCCGAGTCGACCACCCCGGTGTTCGCCGCGTCGGCCGCCCCATTGCAGGCGACGGGCGAAAAACAGGTGCGGCTGTTGTATCAAGACGTCCGGAAGATCATCGGCCGCGATATCGTGCTGACCCAGACGGTCGGGGATTGCGTGTCGCAGGGCTGGGCTCAGGCGGCCGACTACGTCGCGTGCACCCAGATCGCCGCCGGCCGGCGGGAACGCTGGGTCGCGCTGTGTGCCACCGAAGCGATCTACGCCCTGTCGCGGGTCGAGATCGGCGGCAACCGGATCCGCGGGGATGGGTCGGTCGGGGCCTGGGCGGCCAAAGCGGTCAGCCAGTACGGCACCCTGCGCCGCCAGAAATACGGGTCGATCGATCTGACCAGCTACAGCGGCGAGCGGGCCCGCCTGTGGGGCGGCCGGGGACTGCCCGATGAACTCGAACCGATCGCCCGCGAACGCCCGATTGAGACTGTCTCGCTGGTCACCAGTTACGGGCAGGCCCGCGACGCGATCGCCAACGGCTATCCCGTGGTCGTCTGCAGCCAGCAGGGATTCAACGATCAACGCGATGCCGAGGGCTTCATGCGGGCTGCCGGCACATGGGCCCACTGCATGATTTTCGTGGGGGTCGACGACGCCCACCGCCGGCCGGGACTGCTTTGTCAAAACTCATGGGGTCCGAACTGGATCGACGGACCCAAACGCCACGACCAGCCCGACGGATCGGGCTGGGTCGACGCCGACACCTGCGACCGGATGCTGCGGGTCCAGCCCGACAGTTACGCCGTCTCGGGCTTCCGGGGGTTCCCCGCAGTCGACGAGTGGGCCGATTTTCTGACGATCTGATCCCCCAGGAGCTGCCGTGTCCGTCACCCTCCCGCTGCCTGTTTCGACCCCGTTCCCTCCGGGGCGATCGACTCCCGTCCGATCCGGCGTCGGCCTCACCTCACCGGCGACCGTTCGGAACAGGCACGGGTGGCGCGGACTGTTGACCCCTCGACCAGTGGCGGTTGGTATTTTCGTATCCGTCGTGATCTGGGCGGCTGGTAGTTTGGTCTGGCCCACCCATTCCCCTGCGAGGTCGCTGTTTGTGATGCCCTTCGGTCTGCCCGATCTCCACGCGACGCTCGATGCCATGGTGTTTTGCGCCCAAGCCATGGCCGATCAGGGGGCTCCGCCGATGGTGGCTCCTCCCGCAGCTCCGGCGGGGGGCGGTCTGCCGCAGTTTCCGGGGCTCGACACGATCGTGATCAACCTCGGCGGCTGGGCCGCGATTCTCTACGGACTGGCCAGCAAAATCGGCCGGCAGGTCGACAACCGCGTGGCGGCCATCGAGACCCAGCTCGCGCACCTCTCCGAGATGCCCCGCCAGGTGCGGTTGCTGCGCCGCGAGTTGCGGCGGTACCGGATGACTCCGGGCTCGCATCCGCTGCCCGGCAAACCCCCGGAGGAAACGCCGTGACCCAGCCCCTGACCGAGACCACCGTCAGCCCACTGGGAGCCAGCACGACCAGCCAGCCTCCCACCGGTCCGGTTCCCGTCGCTCTCGGACCAGTGCAGCAGACGCTGCTGTTTTTGCTGCTGGTCGCCCTGTTGCGGCGGCTCGGAATTCTGCCGACCCCCAGCGACGACACGCAGGACGCCCGCTGGCTGTTTTCGAGCGAGTCGACCGCCTCGGCCCTGCAGCAACTGCGGGCCCGGATCGCGCTGGAAACGCCGTGGGGGCTGCCGCAGTTCGACCGGCTGGTGCTGCAACTGCAGACCAGCGGCTGCACCGTCATTGCGTAGGGAACACCGTGACAGCATATTGCGTGCATGCAATGCAGCCGTGGGCCGCCAACCAGGTCCATACCAGCCACTGGGTTCCGGTCCCGGCAGGGTGCGTCTCGGTGCGGTGTACGATCACGCCGGAGCAGGCGGTGCGGGGCGATCCGAGACTGGGCTGTGAGATGCGCATGATGTATCTCGACCCGTCAGGCAACCCGCGGCTCGGTTCGGGTTGTGGCGTGGCGTCGCGTGGAGCGTTTGCCGACGACGAACCGACACCGATTTCTGGCCACGAACTGGGAAGTCCACCCGGGGTGGTGCCTGCGCAGGCGGGAGCGTTCAATTTTCTGGTGTGCGACTCGATTGGCGTGCAGCAGGGGCGAAAAAACACCCAGGTTGCCGTCCAGTTCTCGCTGACGTTTGGCATTGCCGCAACGATCAGTGCAGCGGTCGTATTCGAGGCGTTCGACGGTGATGAACACCCTGTCGCGTGGGGTGCCTGATGCCTGTGACCATCGTCCAGCGCAAGGAAACCCTGATCAGCAGCGCCAGCAATACGTGGACGCATACTTTCGACAATTCGATCACTGCGGGCAATGTGGTTGTGCTTATCGCCAAACTACAGACGGCAATCCGGACAGTCGGCAACCCCTCGGGCGGCGGGGCGTCGTTTGTGTCGATCCAGACGATTGGCGGCAACGCGACCGGATCCC